ATCAACTTGCAAAAAGCCTTGCTCTTGAAAGCTCGACCCCTTTTCCTGATTGTCAGGTTCAGCCAATAACAAACTCGCTCGTTGGTAAGGCGTACCCAGTACTGGTGCAAATGGTACATTCTGCCATGCGGTTTGTATTGCTGGTGCCATGCCGTCTAGCGCTGATTCCAGAGTGCTACGAATAGCCGATATACTCATGGATTAACCTCTTGAGCTGCATGTCTGACAATCCCTTGATATTCTGATACGGTTAAGCCGACCATTCCGCTAGGTGCTTGTGATGACCAACCATTTTCAAGCCTGATTGAGTAGGGCATATTATTAACGATATAGTGCAGCTTTCCTGCTGCTTGTTGTGGCACTTGCCCCGTAATATGAGCAATCGTACCTTGTCCGCTTTCGTCGTGAATATCGGTTGTGCCTGTGGGCATTTCATTGGTGCCATATTGCCAGTTACCTTTGAATCTCCCAGTGTCTACGGGTGATTTTCTAATGACTGAGCGAGCAATATCCAGCACCACTTTTTTAGTCACCAGATCCACATTGCTATGAGTCCGATTAACAAAGCGCGATATATCCAGTGCAAAGTTACCGGCCATCACACACCCCTAATATTGCACTCACACAGCACGTTAATGCCTGCCGGTGCGAGTAGCTTAATGAAAGTAATCGTGTAAGTGGTAGCGCCAATGGTTACTGTATCATCCAAGTGTGGTGCTGTTACCCCTGCCATAGACAGCAATAACTTTTGATCGCCTTGCTGAATCAAGGTACCGTCAATGTCTTTAGCGCCTCGAGGAAATACGACCGCCTTGACTTGCTGAGTTGACACTGTAACCGCTGCATTGCCTGTCGCTGGATTGTAAGCACCGACTGTTTTAGTCGTGAGCGTGACAATCTGCCCTAAGTCTGCCAGGGTGTTATCTGCGACGGCTACCATGTCAGCGTAAAAGCTCAACGTATTACCTTTCGCTCTAAGCCAGAGGACAACTCGAAGTAAGGCGCTAATGATGCGGCAATAGCTAAATACTGCGTAGATGCTGGACTGTATTTATCAAATTCAACCTCAATATCACCCACTTTGGTTCGGGTCTTTTGCTGAGTAGAGTCACTGAGCAATTCACCGGCCGCTGCTTTCAAGGCGAGTTCAGAGCAAGCGTTAATAACCGGCCTAGGCACCGCACTGCTAGACGTGACATAACCATTTACAAAGACATTGTATCTAGGCCATGATAGCGCTTGTGTGGATGTGGTGCGTGTGCCTGCCCATCGTTGCGAGTAAACCGCCTCCATGTAATCTGTGGCACGTCGTAGTGCTTGTTCTTGCTGTTCGGTGGTTATTGTTGCCCATGTGCTATTACCACGCGCTGAGTGATAGGCCAACGAGTCAGCTACACTACAAAAGCTTTCGCTGGTTGCGCTACCTGTTCCCGTTTCAGTAACTAAACTCATGGATAACTCCGGTTAATGCCTGATAATGGATAACTGTTATTAATGCCATTCAATGGCATGATGTCTGTTTGCCCGGCTAACTCATACGCTCGATTAACGCCATTTAACTCAAATTGTCGGTTAATGCCTGCGAGTGGGTATTGAGCCGGGACAATAATGCTGTGATAATTTAAAGCCGCATCAAACCCAGCTAAGTTATAAACGCCCGATGAACACGCCAGCGCATAATTTGCACTACCAGCCAAATAGTTGAGTGCGGCTGTTGTGCCTGATAACGCATAATTGCCAGCACTTGCGTTAAGGTTGCGAGAATAAACAAACGCTGCGCCTGTGCCTGTTAGTGTGTACGTTGCAGGCGAGCAAGACAGCTTATGCGCTATGGTTAGGGCTGCTGATTTACCCGTTAAACTGTAAACCCCAACTGCGCCTGTTAGCGCGTAATTATGAGTAACTGCGCCCGATAAATAGGTTAGTGTTGTCGCATTGCCGGTTACGCTATAAGCACCCACCGACGCGCTTAATTTATGACTTAACGACAGACTTGCCGCTATGCCTGTGGTTGTGTAGCTACCCGCATTTGCAGTTAGCTTATGTGCTACTGACAGCGCGCTGGTTTTTCCTGTGACTGCGTAAGATCCAGCCGCACAAGTCAGCGTATAATTGACATTCCCTGCCAGGTAATTAAATGTAGCTGCGTTGCCTGATAGCGAATAAGCACCCGTTGAAGCGCTTAATTTATGAGCCAGACTAAACGTGCTTGCTTTACCGGTAATCGCATAACTGCCGACTACACCGAGTAACTTATGACTCAGTGCAAACGTGCTTGCTGTTCCAGTGACCGCGTAAGAACCAACTGCCCCTGTTAATTTATGAGCGACTTCCAGCGTGCCGTCTTTACCCGTTACAGCATAACTTCCAGTCGCACACGTTAGCGCATAATTTACATTGCTTGATGTTTGTAAATTCGCGCTAACTAATAGCATTAGTATTCATATCCAATGATTGACACATCCCATGTAGGCGCGTTAGTCGTGAATGTTGAAGCGGCTGTGACACCAATCTGTAAAACCCCATCGCCTAACAATTCTGGGCCAGCATCTGTGAAAGTGTAGATTGCCGTCCTATCCCATGAGCTTGCTGTAGCTGGTGTTGCCGACCTTGCCGAAAACCAAACAGGGCTTGTCGTAGCGACTGCCCCGGCTGTATTAACACGAATACTAAAAGTCGTAACTTGTGCAGTTGCGGTGGCATTTCCTCTACTTGCAAATGCAATGGCGGTGACTCTGAATCGTTTACCTGACGTGACAACAAATGAAGCGCCTGTTGTGACTGTTCCGCCAGGACTTGGAGATTTAGATAATGTTATTGCCGTTTCAACGGTTGTAGCGCCTGATGCTGTGCCATTTGCCCAAAAATTAATGGGTGTCTTTGTGGTATCAATAATAAAAGTTGGTAATGGATTAGCGCTAGAGACGTCGCCATCATTTACGCCATCAATGCCATGCACTATTTTTACACGCTGATATTTAACGCCAGCAATATCATCTGACGCGATAATATCACCGCCTGTGCCAATATTTAGGGTTGTATTATCAGCCATTATGCGACCGAAAAAACGCCATTAGTAGCGTCTAGGTTGACAGTAAAGGTATCTGCATTGGTGCCGTTCATAACGACTGATGAGCCATAATCCCAATAGCCGAATGGTATTCCAGTAGTTGAGTTATATAAAATTGCATATCGAAATGTGAAGCCAGCGCCCGAAGCTGTCCAAGTTGCTGGATTAGCCAGTACGAGTTTATAAGTGCCTGCTGTTTGTGCGCTTGTTGTTGTGGTGCAAGCATTGCCACCTGCTGTGTAACCGTTTGCTGTAGCTAGGTCGGTTGTGCCAGCGACAAAAGCAACATCTGCAACATTGACCGTTAACGCCAGTGCGACTTTCCAAGCATCCGTTCCTGCGTTACTACCTTCAACGAGCGGTTCAACTGCTGCTGTATATTTAACGTAAGGTGCCATTATTATTCCTGAATTAGTGTTTTAAGAAATGCCCACTCAATGAATGGGCATCGTTTATCGACTAATTGTTAATAGAAGTCAGACGGGCTATGCCTTTTCTGTTGAAAGAGGCAAAGTTTGAGTAAGACTTAACGCGAGTGATAACCTCGTCTTTAGTCTCAGCCACACCAACTGTTTCAATCTGAATACCGGCTGGAACGCTAATTGGATGAATCATAGACACACCCACTTTGTTGCTGCCATCATCCCAAACACCCGCGAAAACCGAAGTCAACGCGCCTGTGGTTAGTAACGCACCGTTTGCGGTTTCAGCAACTGACAAGTAGTCATTTTGGAATATTGGCACACCTTCATAAACACTCACTGTGCGTGAAGTACCGTTAGGCATAGTAAACGCCATTGTTTCAGTGATACCACCCAAAGACCTAACCAAGGCTTTGTAGTTGCGCAAAGTTCTGCCAGGCATCATGATCCAGTCAACCTGACCATCTTTAGATTTAACTAAGTCTAATAACTGATCCAGCAACAATAAGCTGATCGCTTGACCGGCTGAGGCAGTTGTATATTGACTTGCATCACATAAAGTATGCAGAGAGTTAAGCTGTGGTGAAACACCTGTGCCGGTAGCAATACCAGTTTGAAGTAAACGCCCCACTGATTTAGCTTTAGAGCTGATTTCAATGGCTAACTGATTAACACCCGCCGCGCTAGATTGCGCTTGAACAAGACCGTTTATTTCAGCGTCACCAATAGTAGTTGTGGCTGAGAAAGGGATTTGTGTGAATGTTGCAGCGGCTTTTGCTGTGATAGTACCGCCAACAGCTAAATGCTGTGCATCACCTAAAGCGTTTTCACGGTTGATTAAAAGCGCTTGACCTTCGTAACCAGTCCATGGAATCGCGTTCCAAATTGGGTTAGTCGTGATAATATCTTCAGCTACGCCTTGAACGATCTGGTTGTTGATAAGTTTTGCAGCTTCTGCGAGTGTTTGAGTTGCCATTTTTACATCCTAAGTTTAAGTTTGTTGTGCCAACCCCGCCGCTATTTTCTGCGTGGACGTTAGCGGTATTTGTTGAGTCGTTCCGTTGCCGCTACCTTGCGACCCACCGCCACTATTCTCTGGCGCTTTTACAAAATGTTTGCCATCATCTGAGACTGCCCAGGCTTTTACAAAGTCTGATACCGACTTATCACCAATCTTTGCGGTGCGTGTATCTCCCTCTGCGACGATCTGTGCTTGTCCAGCAAACATGGCTTTTACAGCCGGTAAAAATTGCGGTGCTACACCATTTTTCACTAGCTCGTCAGTCAAGCCATTGTCGATTAAAAGCTTCTGTGTAAAACCTGTTTCAGCTTTCAGTTGTCCTTGCAGCGTTTCCAGTGTTTTCACTGACTCTTTTGCCGACTTCTGACTGGCTGAGAGTTCGCCTTGTAGCTTGTCAACTTGCGCTTCAAGATCAACCACCGTTTGCGGGTCAATCTCTTGACCTTTCATGAGCTTTTTGTTTTTATCCAATAACTCTTGGTTTTTAGTCTTTAGTCCGCTGGTCGCTGCTTCAACTGCTGCATCTATAGCCGCTTGTACTTCTGGTGTAATGTCCATTGTGTCCCCTAAGGATTTGGAAGGCTTAGCCCGGTTAATCGCCTAACGATTTGGGGTTAGTGTATTAAATAT